AATACACTGTAAACATTTCACAGACTGTTGCAGAACGATCTTTGACTAGAGCAGTTGTTGCACAACAAGTTGAAACCCCAACCAACCCGGACGTTGCGATTGCACTCAACACCCTTCGAGAAGTGTCGCGCGAAGTACAGGCTGAAGGATGGACTTTTAATAAAGAGTACGAATATCCTATCACTCCCGATAATAACGACGAGATTAACATTCCTAACAATGTTCTTCAGATGGACCTTAGTACTACCCGTACTACCAATCTGAGTAAAGATAGTATTAACCGTGGAGGTAAACTCTATGACCGCATGGCCCACTCCTACAAGTGGACTGATGAAACTGTTTATGTAGACATCCTTTGGGAAATGGATTGGGGTGACATCCCTGAACCTATCCAAGCGTTCATCGTTGCACGAGCTGCTAGCATTGTGTCTAGCCGTATCATCGGTGATCCTAACCAGTACCAAATGCTTCAGCAAAAAGAAGCGTTTACACGTGCTATGGCTATGGAGTATGAAACCAGCCAAGGCGATTACACGTACTTCGGTGCACCTAAAGGAGGGAACTACTATCAGAGCTATCAACCGTTCCATACCTTGCAACGCTAATGCCAGCAGTAACTCAACTCACACCAAACTTTCTAGGTGGTGTTTCTAGACAAAATGATGACAAAAAATTAGAAGGACAATTGACCGAGTGTGTCAATGGTTATCCTGACCCCACCTATGGATTACTCAAGCGTCCTGGTATGCAATTCACTAGCGTCCTTCAAAAGGCTAATGGTGATGCGTTTACCGAAAGTGAACTAGCTGATGCTGCTTGGTTCTTTATTGAACGAGGTGCAGCAGGTTCCTACATTGGTGCTATCAAAGGTACCAACATTTATGTGTGGACAGCAGCAGATGGTACGTGGTGTACAGTTACTAACAACGCTACTGGGTACCTGACTGGTACTCAGCAAAATGACTATCACTTCCGTAGTATCCAAGATACCACGATTATCACTAACCGTACCGTAAACACTGCTATGGCAGCTGCTGGTACGTTTGTAGCTAACTCAGTTGCTACCGTTAAACTAATTACCCTTACTGCAACTGAAACTTACACAGTTACTCTTCAAGGTGAAGACACAGTTTATCAAGCTGCTAACAACACCACCTTTGATGACTTCCTGATTTATGATGCGACTCACACCGGCGGTAACGAGCACTTTATTGAGTTGTTAGTCGATACGATCACCACGCAACACGCTGCTAGTAATGCTGACTTTGAAGGTACGTGGTATCTAAATGCCTACTCTAACAGCTTGGTTATCAGACGTACTAATGCTGGTGGAGCAGGTGCTCGCAGGATTGTTGCAGAAGGCATCCTAGTATCAGAAAATGGTACTAAAATTACTACCCCATCTACCGCTGTTGCCTTCAGTGGAACGCCGTTAGCGTTTACTATTTCTGGTAAGGGTGGCATCAATAACGGTGCTCTTGAAACCTTTCAAGATGATGTTGTTAACGTTTCTAAACTTCCTACTGAATCCTTCCACGGACACAACGTTGAGATCCTTAACAGTGATGGTGGGGAAGATAATTACTACGTTGAATTCGTTGCTTATGATGGAGTAGGTGGACGTGGTTACTTTGAAGAAACCGTAGCACGTGATGTGTCTGCTGGGTTTAATGCGTCTACTATGCCGCATGAACTGGCTAATACTGGTGCTACTACCTTTACATTTGACACTATTGATTGGAGTGCTCGGGAAGCTGGTGATGATGATACTAGCCCTGTACCTGCTTTTATTGGGGATCCTATTACTTCTACTTTCTTCTACAACAATAGGCTCGGATTCCTCTCAACGGACAACATTAACTTTAGTGTTGCTAACGATCCCTATAACTTTTTTGTTAAGTCAGCTCTTACACAGATTGACTCAGATCCGATTGATTTGAACGTGGCTAGCGTCAGACCTGTTACTTTGTCTGATGTGCTGCCTTCACCTCAAGGTCTGCTGGTGTTCTCAGAGCGTCAACAGTTCCAAGTGTTTACCACTGATGGAAGTACTCTTACCCCTACCACTACCATTGTCCGTTCACTCTCTAACTATGAGATGAATACGAACATTGCACCAGTGGATGTGGGTACTACTACTGCATTTGTTAGTAATGTGTCGGGTTACAGTAAGCTGTTTACCCTTCAGCTACGTGATGTTGAGCAGCCACCTATCGTTGTAGACATCAGTAAAGTAGTACTTGAGTGGATTCCTGACACTGTAGATAACCTTACGGTTAGTCCTCAGAACTCAGTGATTATGCTGATTGACAGGGACACATCTTACCTTTATCTTTATCGTTATTACAACAACGGGGAGAAAGATCTCTTCCAAGCGTGGACTAAATGGCAGCTTCCTGGTACTATCCAAACTGCTAAGATCCTCAATGACGCTGTTATTGTTGTCTCTCAGCATGAGGATGAATACACCATTGGTACTATCACCCTTGATGAAATTCCTACTGGAAATGTAATTGCTACTGCTACAGGTATCAACGGTAACTCCTGCTTAGACATGGCTACACGACCTGTGTCACCAGATCCAGGAACCGTAAATGCAGTGGTATATGACTCTGTTAATGATCTAACTAAGATCTATGTACCGTTTACTCCCTTTGAACAAACTGAGGCAATGATGCTTCTTACTGTTCCCACTGCGGATGATGGTACAGCTGCAGAGATTGATGCTGATGCTGGTTACTATGCTACGGCATATGAGCGTACAGAAAGCGGTACTAATTATCGGTACTTCGAAGTAAAAGGTAACTTTACTGACTATGCTGATGGTATAGTCGTTGGCTATCCTTATAACTTTGAAGCAGTGCTTCCTAAATTCTACTTCCGTAGAGATCAGAACACTACTGATTTTACTGCGTCCTTGACTGTTTCCAGAGCTAAGTTCTCTGTAGGCAGAATAGGTGCAGTGACGTTTAAATTAAAAGCTGTAGGTTCTAATGAGTGGCGCGATGTGCAACACACTGCAGATGCTGACTACTACTCAGCTGATAGTAACCCTGTTAAGAGTGAGCGACAGTTTATTGTCCCTATCCATCAACGTAATACTAATTTTGAACTTAAAGTGACAAGTAATTTTCCATATCCTGTATCGTTGGTGTCAATGATGTGGGAGGGTAACTATACTCCACGATTCTATAGGAGGGCTTAACTATGCCAGCATTATGGGCTGCAGGTATTGGCGCAGCAACATCAATTTTTGGTGGCATCTTTGGAGCTAGTGAGGCTGACAAACAAAACCAACGAGCTGCTGCCAATCAAGCCGAACAACAAAAGCTTTTAAACAAACAAGCTGAGCTTCAAAACGACTATAATAGAAAGAAGTTTGAAGCTGATAAAGAGAACTACCGTAAACAAGCTGAGTATAACTTTCAAACTGCTATTCAAAAATGGCAGTATGATAATACACTTAGGACTTTTCAAGAGAAAGTTGATGCTCAGAAATTCTTAGCAAATATTGAGAACACACAACAGCAGTTAACCTTTAACGATGTTGCAGCTCAGCAAGGTCTATCACGTGAACAACTTGCACTTAATGATGCTAATGCTGAGTACTCTTTTAATCGACAAGACTTACTTGTTGCTCAACTGCAAGCTCAAGGTAAAGCTCGTCTAGGTCAAGCTGGTCGCAGCATGACTAAGCGGGTACAATCGACTGAAGCACAGATTGGTCGTGACCTTGCTGTCCTTGATGCTAGTCTGACTGGTGAGATAAACGCTTCTCACCTTAGAATGTTTGACATCAGTCTTGGTAAGTATGCTGCTGATGCAAGGGTCCAAGCTGCACGTATGTTGCGTCCCGAACGTCTTCCTGATATTCCTGCACCTCTTAAACCGCCTGAGCCGACTTGGGTTGAGCCAATGGAGGTTCTTCCTGGTATGGCTGCGCCTGCTGCACAACAAAGCACTTTTATGCCTTTGATTCAAGGTATCGGCGGTGCTGCTCAAAGCATTGCAAGTGTTGATTGGAGTAGCCCAAATAAGGGTCAAGACTTTGCTCCGTTACCCACAATTGGCGATTTGTACAAACAGTAACTATGGCACAATTTAAACGATCAGTTCAGCCAACTGGGTTTCGTCCTGAGGAAGTATCTGAAAGAAATGTAAGTCAACTTCAAGCTTACTCTGACAGAATTATTGGTGCTCTTCGTGATGAACGAGATGCAGTAATCTCCAATCGTAATGAAATCGCTAATGCGATGAAGGAGAATGCTCAGATTGAATCTCAACAAGCATCCCTAAATAAGGAAATCCAGCAACAGAATGTTTCGACACAACTCAAAGCACAACAAGATTTATCTCAACGTGCTTTAGAAGAGTACGAAACAAAGACTAAAACAAGTAAAGAGTTCTTCTCTACTGTATCTACTCTCAGTCTGACAGCTTCTAAAAAACTTCGAGAAATTGAAGTCAAGAAATTTGAAGAAAAAGATAAAGCTATTGCAGCTGAAATCTACACAATGGGTGATAACCACCCGATGGTTAAAGCCCTAAAAGCTTTGAAGTATGATAGTCAGATTGAAGAAGTTAATGCTGAAACTCAAATTGCTCAAGCACGAGAAAAGGGTGTAGATCCTTTAACTGCTGACGAAGCTTTAAAGCAACTTAATGAACTGGGTTACACCAGTAAAACCGCAATCCTAAAGCACCTAGCTAAAGGATTTGGTTCTTATTTTCGTGATCAACTTATTGCTGATAAAGCTTATGTTGATGAAGCAACTGGGCGTCAGTTTACTACTGCAGATGCTAAGAAAGATCAGAAATTAGCATTGATTCTTGCTGCTCAAGAGATGCAGCAGTATGAAGCAATTCACGGAATCTCTGGTCAATTAGCTGCTCTTAAGCAAGAGTCTGGTTACCTAGACGATATGTTTAGGGTAACTCAAACTTTTTCTGATGCTATTGGTAAACAACAGCATGATGATTTTATTCTTAAATACCAAGAAGATTTTACTTTTAAATTAGGTACACTTAAAAGTGCTAAAGAGATTAGTGATTTCATTCAAAATAAGTGGGCTACACTAAGTACACTACTTCCTGGTGGTAAGAAAGCTGCTCTTGATTTTCTTAGTGAAACATTTAAACGAGTCGATGCGGACGGTAAACCTGTTTTTAATTTAGCTGGTTTAGAAGAGGCTAAGATTGGTCCTGAAGGGCAAAAGTTTGGTGAGTATTGGGCAAAGAATAGGGTCTCTGACATCCGTGTTTCCTTGGCTCAAGGTATTAACACCATCAATAAAATAAAAGAGCAGGAACGTCAGCAAGCAGCTCTTGATGATTACCGCGCAACTTTACCTGGATTGAAACAGCAGCTTGCAAGTGGTGATGCAGCAAAAGATCTCAGTATTCTTGCAACGTATAAAAAGCAGCTGTTCGACAAACACGGTTTTATTCCTAAAGAAGTTGAACAATTAGAAGCTCAGATTCTAACTGAGAATAAAACTGAATCTCAAAACAAAGCTAATCTAGTTCTTGATAAAATCAGAACTGGTCGCGCTACTCAGGGTGACGTTCAATCTATTGCTGATCCCGAACTGCGTCAACAGGTGCAAAAAGCATACACTGCTGCTACCAAAGAGCGTAAGTTTGGTGCTAATTACGATGAGACTTTAAAGAAGATTGATGCTGGTGCTAAGGAGATCATGGGTGATTCTCTGGAAGGTTCCGGTAGTTTTTCAGCATTTAGACTAAGTTTGCGGATGCAAAATGATTTTGCAAACGAATACAAGTATGCTCTTGCTAAAACAAATGATCCAGCTAGAGCACTTGAAATTGCTAGTAATTGGCTAGAAAAAGCTATTGTAGACGGTAAAGCTAATACACCTGGATCTCCTTATCAAAGCGAATCAGGTCCAAACAACGAAAAGGTATTTACTAGAATTAAAAGTTTGCAATCTAAGACTCAGGCACAACAAGCTGAAAGCATGAAAAAACTTGAGTCGGCAATCAGAACCCAAGGCGTTAATTCATTGAATACGCCAGGATTACTGGGTACTGAGGCAGACCTTCGGGCATTGTCTACAGCTAATGCAAACAACCAACTTCTTGTCTTTACACCCCAAATTCTTAAAGCTGCACGAATCCTGGGTATCACTGAATTGGAAGCGGCTAACCAAGCAATCGGTGCTTTCAATAAAACTAGCACGAATAAAATTCCTGTTCTGAGACCTGATCCTACTCTTCAACTTGTTAATGACGCACTTCCCGAAACTCGGGCTTTGTTTACAAACCTTCCTACACGTCAAAGTGTTTTAAGGGGTGCTGCTCAAATTCAGCAAACTCCGTTGAGGGATCCTGGTAACATTCGTGCAAACATTGTTCAATATGTAACTGGACAACCTTCAATGGAGGGTGTAGTCAGGGGTGCTGACGGTAAAGCTGTAATCTATGATCCTCGTGGTCATGGTGGGGCTAATTATCACAACCACTACCAATTTAAAAGTAAAGAAGAAAGAGAAAGGGTTGAAAATATTCTTAGAAATACCATAGATCCGTGGACTGGCAAAGCATATATTATTGGCAGTTCATTTAGAGAAGGTGACCCTGGGGCACATGGAGCGTGGACCGCTTTAGATGTTGACCCTCCTGTGACACTACCTGCTGACCAAGAAGAAGCTTGGTCGGCTTATTTAAACAAACTATTAGGTTATGACCCACTGAGAGCTAACTGATGAGTAATTTAAGCTTTGGAGATCTTGAAGCCGATTACGTTCTAACAAAAGAAGAAAAGCAAGCAGCTAGTACTGAAGAATCTCTACAAGAAATTCAACAACGAGTACAAGCTGAACAACTACAGCGAGAAGCATATGAAGCAGAGTTACAAGCTGCTGAACAAGCATCTGCTGTTCCTTCGTTAGCACAAGCCCCTACGGGGGCTCAACAATCGGCTCAAGCAGCTCCTCAACCTTCTATGGAAGGTGACATCCTTACTGGAGAATTTGATCCTAGTAAAGATTATTCCTACTACGCCGCTTTAGGCATGAGTAGAAAGGAGTGGAATCGCCGTCAACTTGGCGGTGGTGTCGGTGGTGAACTTGAAGGGTTTGCAAAAGATCCACGGTATGCTTTGGAACTTGCAACTGCAGTACCTACTGGTTTTCTAGATTTTGGTGCTGACTTAATTAATAAGTTTCTCCCTAAAAGTGTTGTACAAGTACCTAAAGTTACTAAATATGAAAACACTGTAGCGCAGACTGTTCGAGACATCTCAGCAATTGTTGGCCCGATGATGGGTCTTCAAAACCTTGGGATGCGAGCAGGTGCTGCTTTACAAACTCGTGTGGGATGGAGCCTGGGTAACACCGCTTTTATGCGGTTCCTAGGTTCTCGTGGTGTTGAAGCTGGTACTAGTGTTGCTGTTGGTTCTATCAGCGCTCAATACGAGGAAGGTGACAACATGATGGGTGCCATTAAAAAGGCGCTCCCTGCACAGTGGGACTTTATTCCTGATAACTGGGCAACTCTTGATAACGATAGTCCTGACATCAAACGACAAAAGAGTATTAACGAAGATTTGGCAACAGGTTTTCTAATTCCTTTTGTTCGAGCTGCTGGTAAGTTTGGTGAGGCGATTGGGGAAGTTAAAAGCGTTTTCTCCAACCCTCCTAAAGTTGTAGGTAAAACACCTAAAGCTCAAGCATGGGTTGATGCTGCAACTCCTGCTGCTGATGATGTTGATGAGTTGACTAAATACGCACTCAAGCAAGAGGACTCCTTGGATGAGTTGGGTATGTATAACCTTTCTACCAATCCAGACATGGATGTAGCCCTTAAGGGTGTTCATGATCTTTATGATTGGAACGAGCTTGGTATGCGTACTGTTGACGACTTTGGTATCGTTGGTGCTAGCCTTGATGCTGTGCGTATTGCTAAGAACTACGACACCGTTTATGGTCGTCTTGGTTCTGTCGTCAGTCCTCCTGCTATTAAATATGGTGTCAGTAATCCTGCAGCATCTGAAGAGATTGTACTTGGTCTAACTAAGCAACTCAAAGATGCTGATGAATACGGCATGGAAGCTGCCAACTGGTCTATCAAATTTGATGACGTTGTTCAGCAAGGTGAGAACCTGGCAGTTGAACTGTTTGACCCTTCTATGGGTGTCAAAGAGTTGAGAGAAGCTCTTGAACCGTACATCATTAAGACTAAGGACGGTGTGGAGTACGTGGCTGAGGAAGGGTATGCAAGCCTGTTCCGCGCTATGGGTACAATGGGTGCTGAGTATACTGGCATGGATATTGCTAGAACTCAAGCCTATCTTGCTACATCTCTGGCAGGTGCTGCTTCTGACATTGCCGAAGGTGTGCGCCTTAATGTCGGCTCTAGATCAATTGATGGAGCACAGGAGCGTATCAAAGAGAACCTGATGTTCTTGATGAAACTCCAAGGCGTTAGTCGTTATTACGCTAATAAGAAAACCTCTACTAAGAACCTCTTCCAAAAGCTTCTGTCTAAAGGTCAGACTCCTACTCCGATTCAAGCTAGTGATGAAGAGCTTACCTCTGTCATGACCAGTATTCAGAAAGAGGTTGAGATCTTTGGCGAAAGTTTGGATTACCTGAAAAACGAACATCCTAAAACTGCTGAAGCTTTGCTGGAACTCTATGAACTTAGTGATGGTAAAATCAACAGCATTTCTAAGTTGAATGAGGACATTCTTAATAGCTTTACTCGTTGGCGTCCGTTGATCGACCGTGATCCTGATTCACCTAATATCCTGTCACAAGCAGTAAGAAGTAATTATTTTAACTCTATGCTGTCTTCAGTCGGTACGGCTGCTTCAGCTTTGTACGGTAACCTGGGTGGTATCATTGCTGAGCCTGTGTCTTATTTTGCTGGTGCTGTTTTACGGAGGGACTTGGATTCTATTCAACGTGGTTGGATGGCATACAGCTCTATCCTAGATACTCAGCGTAAAGCACTTCCTTATGCAGGTCAGTTGTTTGCCAAAGCATCGCAGAACCCTAACGCTGTAGCAAGTCAAACCCGATTGGATCTTGTGTTAAAGCAAGAAGAAAAGATTAATGCTTACAAAAAGGTAGCTGAAGAGCAAGCAGCTCAAGGTAACCACGGTTTAACGTATCTTATCAACCAGTACGAAGCTATGCAGCATATGGCTGCTGACCCTGTGTTTAGGCTTGTACCTAATGCATTTACTGGTTTTGACGGTTGGACTAATGCAACTCTAGCTAATGCTCATTCACGATTCCGTGCTATGAGTGAACTGAAACGTCTTGGTAAAGAAGCTACACCTTCTGAAATTAAGAAGCTTGCTGACGTTGAATACAACAGCATGTTTGATAGTAACGGTATTATTGCAGACGACGCTGTTAAATATAACAACGCTGAGATTGCTTTGAACCTTGAAACAAACATGGTTAAATCTTTGGATGAGTTCTTGAAGCGTGTACCTGCAGCACGTATGTTCTTCCTGTTCCCCACAACTATGGCAAACGTAGTTAAACAGGTAGATGATTACATGCCGCTGCCTTTGAAGAGCTTCCAACAAGACATCAATGATTTGGCTTTTAGTTCTCTTGATGACTTGTATGGTAATCCTGAGTTGATGGACCGTCTTCTGACTAATCGGGGCTTTAACCCAAGTCAAATGGATGAAGGGTTGAAACTAGATACCATTGTTGATCTGAAGAATAAGACTCTTGGCAAGAAAGCTATTGGCACATTCATCACCAGTACTCTTGTCAGCGGTATGTTCTTGGGTAAAATTAAAGTCACTGGAGATGGTTTCTATGACCGCTCTGCGCAACGATCACGCGAACAGAATAGTGATTGGGAACGTCGCGTCTTTGATTTTGATGGTGTTCGTATTGGTTATGAGCAAATCCTTGGTCCTGGTCTTGCTAACTGGGTAGCTATGGTTGCTAACACTGCAGACAACTTTGATATGCTAGGTGAAGCAGCCACTGAGCATATGTTTGAAAAGCTCGCTTTCATTCTTGGTGGTTCGTTGACTGATCAACTGGTTACCTCTTCACTTCGCCCGTTGGTTGAAATGATGTCTGGTAATAAGTTTGCTGCTGAACGCTTTGCTGCAGGTCATTTGAATGCTCTTGGTCCTCTGGCAGGTCTCCGTAATGAAATGGGTCGCACACTAGATGGTGGTTTGAAGATTGTTGAAGAAGGTATTCTTTCTCAAATTGCTAACCGTAACCAGCTTGTTGGTATTTTTGATCCTGTAAACCGTCTGCCTTATCTTTACAACCCTGTTGCTGGTAAAGTACCTAATAAGTATACTTTGCTTCAACGTGCATACAACGTTCTTTCTCCAGTTAAAATCTATCCTGGACAAACTAAAGAAGAGAAGTTTTTGGAAGAGATTGAATTTGACATTGCATCTTCGTTTAAAAAACGTGATGGTGTTGAATTGAATCCACAAGAACAATCTGAAATGTTCCGATTGATGGGTGAGCAAGGTTATTTTAGAAAGCGTATCGCATCTATTATGAACACTGCTCAAGCACGTAATACTATTAATGAATTGCGTGAAGCGCGTTTGCGTGGAGTAAAATCTGATCAAGTGTCTTTGGATAACTATGATCAAATCCATTATCTACTTGGTGTTGCGCTTCGTGATGCTGAACAACAAGCATACAACGAAATGAATGCTGATCTGAAGCTGGCTATTGAAGCACGTATTCTAGCCGCTCGTCAACAAAAAACACGTTCTGAAATGGGCATTATGCCTGATATTCAAGCCACCACTAACATCCGTAAGTAAACTTACACTTAACTAATTATGTCGTGCGCTGACGTACAAACAATTCAAGCGGGAAATGGATCGAAGACTCAGTTTTCATTTGATTTCCCGTATCTTTTTAAAACTGAAATCGAAGTTTCCTTTTGGAACGCTACAACTAAAGAATGGGACGTAAAGGCTACGACTGATGCCACTTATCCCTGGCGAGTTACTGATGCTAATCCCACCATTGTTGAGTTCACTAGTACAGCGCCACCCTCGCCTGCTACTCCTGTTGATCCAGGTGAGCCTACGGTAGACAACGTTCGGATTCGTCGTAATACAAGTATTGCTGACATCCGGGCGTTGTTTAGCCCTGGTTCTGCTATTCGTTCTGATGACCTGAACAAGAACTTTGAACAGCTTCGTTATGCTATTCAAGAGTCTAACTGCGAAGGCATCAGTGACGAAGTTTATCAATACCTTCTTGATTACTATTGGGATCGTTTTGATAACACTCTTTATTCTGCTGATACCTGGCGGAGTGATGACGCTACTATTGCTACCACTGCTGCTCTTGATCAGCGTTTCCAAGATGAAGTTAATGACACTCTGACTAAGGCAGAACTTGCTGCACTTAGCGATGTCATGCCTGATGATGACGTTGCAGTTCCTACCACTGGAGCTACTAAGGATTACATTGATCACGTCATTGAAACTGACATCCTTGTTGATGGGACTGGTCTTAACAAGTCTGGTAGTGGTGGTCAAGTAACCATTGGTATTAGTGCTGGTTCAGTTGATCTGGATCGTATTAAAGCAGAAGATATTATCACTTCCGCTGAATCTAATCCCAATAACGATACCACTATCGCTACGACGGCTAAGATCGACGACATGATCGACGAAGCCATCACTAATGATATTGGTACTGATGGTACTGGGATCACTGTAACTGATGATGGTGACGGTACTATCACCTTGGGTCTTGCTGATAACTCTATTGACTTTAGCAAGATCAAAGATGACGATATTATTACGTATGCAGAACAGAACGCTGGTTCACCTGCTTGGAACAGTGATGACCGGTTGGCGACCACTTGGGCAGCTTCTAAGCGGTTTGATACTATTGTTCAAACTGCAACCCCTACTGGTACTGATTGGCAAATTGGTAAGACCTGGCTTCAGAACGATTCTAACAAGACCCTTTCTATTTGGAATGGTAGTACTTGGCTAGGTATTGCTTCTGGTGGTACGTTTACTACTCAACCTAGTGTCATCTATGTTGACTCGTTGAACGGTGATGACGCTAATGATGGTCATCGTATTATCACTCCTAAGGCAACCATTAAAAATGCTGTAGCAGATGCTAACGATGGTGACATCATCATTGTTGCTCCTGGTGTCTACCAAGAAACCCTTCCTATTGACATCACGGTTAACAACCTGTCGATTGTCGGTAGCTCTCAACGTAGTTGCTTCATCATTCCCGCTGTTGGGGATGAAGAAGAGATTATGTTCCGTTGTAACAGCGGTACGTACATTGATGGCTTCACCTTTACTGGTTTGAAGGCAAGTGGTACTCA